AGAGGACGAACCACAAACAGAAACACCCGAAAGTTGAATTTAATTTAAAAACGATTATTATTGAGCTTTATTCTTTTAAATAATGCTTAAAAAAGTACTAACAATAGCTGCTGCTTCAGCACTATCAACACCCGCCTTTGCTGGTTTTTATATCAACGTAGAGAACAATGGTTCTTATACAGGAAAGGATTACACTGGTTCTGGTACTGATTTGCATCTTGGTTATGAGAATGGTAATGCCTTTGGTAGCTACTACATTCAAGGTGGTGCGTATCTTAACAACCCAGATGGTGCAGATTCAGAAACAAACTTTTCTGGTAAAGTTGGCGGAAATGTAGTTGCATCAAAAAATATTGAT